CTCATGTTTTTCCTTGTTCGTGTTTATATTTGAGGAAGTTTGTATCTAATATTAGGGCGGGAGGTTTGTTAATTCTACTGCGTCTTGTTCTTATTACTGTCTTGTCTCATTTGTATTTAGTCAATAAAAAAGGTTTATCCAGTCTCCCGAATAAACCTCTTTTAGGCATAAGCAAAATAGGGAGGACTCGGTTATACCTCCAACCCCTCGCCGCAGATACCATTCTGAAACCAGGGAGCCTGTAGCCGCTCGGTAGAGCGATGTGACTCAGCGTATTTCTACTACCAAGCCTGGGTACCACCCCTTTACAGCCAAGTTCGACGCTCTGGTAAACGCCTCTTCCTTGCACTATATACATCGGACCGCTAAATCCTTTGTAACTTATAATACTAATATAACAAATCTTTGTGAAAAAAGCAATGGTTAGGTTAACCAAAATAGATATTTTGAATAGTCAATAAAAAAGGGCGACATAAAGCCGCCCTTTTTCGTTTTCTGTACTAATCTCTTATGAGAATGATACGTTCGCTACAGACACTCTTGCCAAGTAGTCAGCCGCATTACCAAGAGATGATGCAGTGTTGTTTAACTCTACATAACCATATCTTGTCATGAAACTTACAACTGGTTCGAATGAAGTTGGATCAAGTACAACACCTGAAGACATTAGCGGAATGTATGGGCAATAGAATGCCGCCGCATCTGACTCTGATGTTCCTTTGTAACCAACAAGTACGTCTGTTGAATCTGAAGCATATGCATCAACATATACTTTCATCGCGCCATTTAAAGTACCTACTAATTTAGTATTAGTTGGAGCCTCAAAAGTACCTTCAGTTGTTCTTGCAAACGCTGAAGTTGTAGCAGACTGAAGAACTGTTAACGTATGCGGTGATACCACAGCAAAGTTACCAGCACCACGTCTTGTACGTTGTGCGATTTTGTTAGCCGCTCTGTTGATCATAACAGCAAGTGCCGCGTGTTCGTCACCGACGAATGTTGCAGTACCTGACACAGCGTTTTGATCATACTGAACGTCTGATTCAGCAGTACCAGCAAGGTTTCTTAATGAAGCAAGAATCTCTTGGTCGATTTCAGCAGTAATTTCTTGTGCTAAAGCCGCCATAATTTCTGCCTCAACATCGATACCTTGTTGTGCTTGTGCGTCTTGTGCAGACTCAAAAGTCCAACGAGCACTCAATTTACGAGTTTTCGCTTCGACTGTTTGCTTTAAGATCTGAATTGACAAACGCTTACCTGCTGTACCTTCTAAGGTTGCTGTAGCATCTGCTTTATCAGTTGTAGCATTACCTGAATATCCAAGTGCTAACTTGAATGGTGATAATGCTTCTTCGCCTGCTGTAGCGTCATCGAACGTGTCCGAATAACGTACTCTTAATGTGTGGATTTGACCCACTGGTCCTGTCATAGGTTGAACACCAACGATTTCGTTAGCGATAACTGTAGGCATGACCCTTCTGATTACCGGTAGGATAACTCTGTTTAATGTAGCAACGTTACCTGCTGAAGTAGCACCTGCTGTTGCTGTCTCTGCCAAATACTTTTTAGTATTTTCCAAAGTTGCAGACATCACAGATTTCTTCGTGCCTGATAGGCCTTCAAGTAATGCGCTCTTAGTTTCCTGCCATCTACTTTCTAATAGTTCTGACATTATTTTCTCCTTATTTTAATCCTGCAAGTCTTCTAATATCTACGACATTATCTGTTGCAGAATTACTTGCGCCATTTCTAACGTTAGATTCTTCTTTATTGCCTGTTACTTCAGTTGCCTCAGTGAGCGTTGCCTTCTTCTTTTCTGGAGTATTACCATCAATTACAGAAGGTAGATACTTGTCAAACTGCTTTTGAATATTTTCAGTTCTAACAGACTCCAGTAAGTCCATCATAATCTCTTTCTGATCTTTACTCAACGGAGCAGTTAGTTCAGAAATTATGTCTTTTCTTTTTGCAGAATCTTGTGCTGATTTAATTTCAGCATCTTTTGATTCAACTAATTTCGCTTTTTCTGTAGCGATAGTTTTAGCCTCTGCAAGTTGTTTGTCTTTCAACTCAACTACTTTTAATAATTTTGCAGTTTCAGATTTTTCATTTAAGTATGAATGCTGATACTCATCTGCAAATGTTTCAAATAGTTTACGTCCAAAGTCGTTCTTACGTGCCGCATCAATGTCTTCCTTAAGAGCAGTAATCTCTTTAGAAAGTGTTTTTGCAACAGTGTTTTCAACAACTTTAGCACCTTTCTTGATGAAAGATTCTTTTACAGTGTCTAAGTGTTTTTTCGCTTCACGAATTAGTCGAACTTTAGTTTCCGCAAGATCTTTTTTATCTTCATGGAACTCTGCAATTTCTTTTGCCAAAGCCTCTACAACAAATTCTTCAAGTTTGCCAAATTTCTCTGACATTACTTTTTGATCTTCGTGTAGTTCAGAAACTTCCTTGCCGAGTTGCTGTACAACAAAGTTCTTAAGTAGATCTGCGTTTTCACGCATTGCTACATGGTACTTTGCTCTTGCCTCTGCAAGTTTGGAACGGTCGTCTGCAAATTCCTTAATCTCTTCACTTAGTTTGTCATCAAGCATTTTTTCCACGGCTTCAACCATAGTTGACTTATCGTGCTCATACTTTTGTGCAAATTCTTCGCGAAGTTCTGCTGTTACCTGCATACGGTTTTCTGTAACCTTATTGTTCCACGCTTCTTCGATGTCGGCTTTGATTTCTTCCGAAATAGCATTATTCTCAAAGAGTGATTTCAGTGCTTCCAACATCTTGTTCTCCTTATTTCAATCCTTGTATAATTTGTACAAGTGATTCCTTTAGATATTTCTGTGCCTTTGCATCGCCTTGAACTTCGCGAGCCATATTAAATGCCTGCATACCGCCTCGGGTATTCATCAAATGCTCGTAAATTGGTGTTGGATATGCACCAGGAGCAGATGGTTGAGCAACAATATCAACTGTGATAATTTCGAAATCACTCACATTGTTGTCCTCGTTTACGTTTCCACTACCACGTGATGAGACGCCCAGTTTAACTCCGCTTTCCAGCATTGTTTTAACCAGTTGTCCCATCGGTGTTGGTAATATTTTCATCTTGCCATAACCGTTAGGTCCATCCATCCACATTTCTTTAATCATGTGGGACACACGGTCAAGGTTAATGTTGAGTCCTTCTGGGTGATCTACTTCTCCGAGTACTGAATATCCACCGCTTATCTGATCGTTAAGAGTGTTGACAGCCCTACTGATTTCACTAACAGGATACACACGCTGGTTTGCATTGCGTACACCCCCTTGGATACAAATACCTTTTAAATGAAGGTCTTTGCCGTCTTCAGTAGATTCCAGAACGATCTTCGCCTGGTCGAATGTCAAGTTCTCTCGTAAGTTAATCACTTAATAATCCTCAACAATTATGAGCCGATAATGCTTTTACTATCAGCGCCTTTTTCACCTTTTTCAGGTGCTTTAGCGTTTGACATTGACTTACTTGCTTTACCGCCTGGTACGTTCACGTTTCCATGATCATCTGTTTTCGGAGCAGATGCTTTACCACCCTTTTCCTCTGCAGAACCTTTTGCGATATTAGCAGTTGTGCCGCCCATGTCGTTTTTACCAGCAACTGGAGATTTTGCTTTGTTATCTTCGCCTTTTGGCTCAGCAACTTTTTCAACATACTCTCTCATTTGCTCTGTTTGTGACTTTGCACCTTCAAATGCAGGTACTTCGTCTACGCTAAGTTCGGAAGTAGGCTCAAATGCCTCGTCTTCCTTCTCTTCGTCACCCATGTCATCCATTGGTGCTTCTGAGTCTTCTTCACCTTCGTCGCCTTCTTCACCTTTGTCGCCCATCATTTTTTCAAATTCGGCTTTAAGGTCGTCTAATGCGTCTTCAAGGTCTACAACACGATCTTCGATTTCTTCTTCGCCTTCTGGCTCATCGCCTTCAGCGTCATCTTCGATGTCAGCCATCATATCGTCTGCTGGATCACCGCCCATGTCGTCGTCACCTTCTGGTGTAATTTCTGGTTGTACATCTGCGAAGTTTTCGTCAACTTCTTCGTCTTTTGACTCATCAGTTTTTTCGTCTTCGTCAGTTGCTTCGTTAGTAGCGTCATCATCATCTTCTTTAGATGCTTCGTCTACTTTATCTTCTTCCTTGTCATCTTCTTTAGATGCTTCGTCTACTTCTTCGTCCTTGTCAGACTCTTTAACGTCTAAGTCTTCCATGTCATCTTCAAGTAGATTTTCATAAATTGATCTTGATTTTTCAACTACGATCTCGTGGAACAGTTCTTCTGCACCTTTGCGATCTTCGTTAACTAATTTTTCGAGCATTTCCTCGAATTTGTTACGATCTGCCATTTTTGGTACCTCCTGTAAGTTTATATATGGTAAGGCTGTCAATAATATTTACATATAATTGGAAATATACGTGGAAAACAGGCTCAAAACGCAGTATTTTGAAACCCGAATGTGATTAGTTGAAGGTTTTTTTGAATTCTTCAACTGTAATATGTTTTAAATTTGAAAATTTTTGTAAACTTTTCGGTACAAAAATATCTCCTTCTTCTACTACTCTTATATATCTCGTTTTGCTATTTCTTTGCAAAATAACCCCAACTTGGCGTTCCCAATTACCGTAATATGTTGCTGGATCATTATTTCTTTTGTAATTAAGGGTGCCTGCGTATAGGTTATTAACAAGATCTCCTGCTTGTCCTGTGCCTGTGGTGCCTTTAAAATCAAAGCCTAAAATATAGATAATTTCATTTTTATGTTCAGTTGCTAAATCTAAAGCAGTTGGCCCGCTACTCCAACCTTTAGTTGGATTTAATATTTTTAATCCTTCAATATCTTTAAATGTTTTATTATGATTTGTATACACTCTGTGTGTTTTTTGCCAACCCGATTTTGCTATTTCAAATATCATTTTAGCATCAACTGCTACAAGATGATCAGGTTCAAATTCTCTATACAATGCATTGCAACCGTATATAGGTCCTATGTTTTTAAGGGGGTGTAAGTCGATTGTTCTTCTGCTGGTTCCGTTACCAACAACAAACGCCGTAGACATTTGTTAAACTCCGTTATACTTCTGGCTGTGAAGCAATGCCATACATTTGTTTTACAAAATGCAATTCTTTCTGTTGTTCTTCTTTGTGAAACTCAGATGCTCTACGTGCTTTATTAATCTGTCGGAGTGTTAATCTTGTTTTTCGAGTATCATCTACCTTAATAATGGACTCGTCGTCCATTGGATCGTAGGATTTATCCTCAACCGGCTCAAGTGTTTCTTTGTCAAAGTAAAATAATTCTCTTAGTATCATGTAACTATTTATTCCTATGCTGGAGGTGTTTCAGGTGCAGGTCCTGCTCCGCCGCCTGTTGTTGTATCAGGTGGTGTATCTGCTCCGCCATCAACTGGTGCTGGTTCTGCTTCTGGATCTATATCTTCTGCTCCGCCCATGTCAGCACTTATTCCTGCTCCACTAATACCAACGCCTCTCATTTCGCCAGCGGCATCGGTTGGCAACGGTTGTAAGTTTTCATCATTTTCTTCACGCCATAATCTTTCATTTTCTGCAATTTCTTCGTCACTTAATCCTAAGAAACGTTTCATAGCATATCTATTTGATAAGAATGGAATTGCTTGTACTTGTGTAAATGTAGGAATCCTTACATTATCAAGTTCACTTTGTCTGTAACTTGCAAAGTTCATCGGTGGTTCAATTCTTAGATCAAACATACTAATGTCAATGTTTACACCTTTTTCTAACAGGTAGCGTTTAAATTCTTGATTAAATTCTTCTGTAACAAGACTCTGTAAACGTTCACAGTATTTGTTAAAACGTAATTCTTGGATATACGCTGTACCAACTCTGCCGTCGTTGTATTGACTTTGTCCTTCGTCTTGTGCCGCACTTGGCAAATAACTACTTGGAATACGTAAACCTCTAATTAATTTATTTGTAAAATACTTTAAGTCGTCAATTTCACCGAAGTTATTACCACCCGGTAGTGTTTCAACTTTAGATCCACGTCCTTCTGCTGTTTGTGGAAAGAAGTAATCTTCGTTAGTTGATAGTGGATTGTATGCACTATCAATAACACTTGTTGATCCGCCTGTTGCACTTGGAATACGTCTTTGATGAATTTCTGTTTTAACACGCTCAACAAATTGCATTGCAAGGTGTGAAGGCATATTACCTACGTCAATATAGAATACACGTCTTTCTGGTGCTCTTTGTGTACGGTAAATGATAATAGCATCTTCAAGTAATTCTTTTTGTTTGTAAACTTTAAAGATAGATTCTAACAGTGAGTTACCAAATGGAAAATTGTTGTCTAATCCTTCTGACAGTGATAAGTGTACAACGTGTTCAGCATCAATAGCATATTCTCGCTGTCCAGTTTGGAATCTACTTCCGCCTTGTGAAGTTCCAGTGTTACCAACCATTCCTTGAGCGCCACCACTTTGATAACCTGTAGCAGGTTGTGAAGCGCCGCCGCCTGTGACATTTCCTGAAGTCACATATGGATCAGTAATTACTTGATCTCTAAAATTAAAGTTAATGTCTTTTATAATATACTGTTCAGGCTTTTTGCCTTCTGATTCGTTTACAATAATACGTGACACTTTGGCAGGATCAATGTAAAACCATTTTTTAGTTTCTGGATCTCTTACAAAGAATGCATCTCCGTATTTGAATACATTACGTAAAATACGGAACATCTTAGTATCAAATTTTTGAAGTTTACTCCATTGTTTTAGATACTGTGCTAAAATTTTTATTTCTGAATTGGTTGCTTTATTATTGAAATGTAAATTAAAACTTGTGTGATTGGTTGGATTTTTCTGCGAACAAAATTCTGCCAATATATCCAATGCCGCATTTACTTCTGAATCATTATCCATTACATTATATTGTCCATATCGTTCAACACGATTTGGTGATCCAACATATACATCTGGAAGATAACTTGAATAATTTGAACGAGCAGGACCGGGTTCTGCGCCGCCGCGACCACTAAATGGACTCATTGTGCCCATACTGTTGTCAGCAGTTGGTACGTTTGTAAAGTATCTTTTCCAACTCATATTATCCTAATCCTTTCAATAAATTACCTTGTAGACCCTTAATTGCATTTAATTGAGCCTTAAGTATTTTATTTTGTTCATATATCAATTCAGCCAATGCATTATTATTTACATTTGCAGTCGCCATCTCGCCACCTGAACTGGTACTTGGTGTAAAGTCTGGCATAGTAGTATCACTGCTTGGGTTTGTAACCGACGGAGCATCTGGCATCATAGCGGCTGTAACTTGCTCTGGACTATATCCGTCCAATTTTGCTTTTTCTTCTGCTGATAATCCTACCGTTCTATCTTTTTCTTCGGCAATTTTCTTTTCGGCTTCGTCTTCATCATCGTCTCCGCCAAACCAACTGAACGGATTCAATGCTTTGATTTTGCCCCAGATCCAATCTACAGTATCACCAATCCAGCCGAACATTCCGCTAATAACATTGTAGATGGTGTTAATTGGTCCTTTTACTTTATCATATATCCAACTAAACATATCTCCAATCCAACCGAACATTGTAGAATATATGCTCCAAATAAATTTAATTGGTACTTGTACTTTTTCCCAAATCCAACTAAACATATCTCCAATACCTTTAAACACCCAAACAATGGCATCCCATGCTTTTCCTACCCAACCTTTGATAGTTTCCCAACCAAAGATTGCTAATAATGCTCCGCCAATTGCAAGGAACGGTGCAATAATAGGTCCAAGGATTGCTCCGAGAATTGTTCCTAATAATCCAACAACAATTTTTGTAACAATAATACCACCGATTGCTCCAAGAACACCTACTAAGAGAGTTCCGAGATGTTCTTTAAAGAACTCACCAAACCAGTTTTTAAATGTTTCACCAAGACTTGACATTGCCGAAGAAATCATTGGTTTAAATCTTTCTTCCCAAACTGTACTAAAGAATTTACCTAAATCGCCTCCCGATGCTTTCCATGTGTCTTTTAAGAAACTTCCAAACTCGGTAACATATTTTAAAGAATCTTCTAATACTTTACCGATAGAGTCTGTCATTGATTCACCATTATCTGTAAACCATTTCATTAGATCTCCAAATGCATCTCCTAACTTATCAAGTACTCCACTATCAAGAAGAACTTTCATAATCTTTGCTCTAATCTCAGCAATCTTTGTTTCAAAGTTTGCAAGTTGAGAAGTCATCTTGTCGCGTTCTTTTTGTTCTTCTTCCATTTTTTTGAAGTCAGCATTTCGATACTTGGTTGACATTTTATTATATTCTGCCATACCACTCATCATTTCACCAAAGCCTTCTTTGCCCATCAATGATTGAACCATTGCCGGATCCATGCTCTTAACAAACTTATCAATGTCTGGTCCAAACGCCGCCATTCGTTTAACGTATTCTTCTTGACTTAAACTACCGCTGGCCATTTCTTTTTGTAAGTCTTGGAACCCTGGAATAGTTGCCGCAAGTTTTTGTGCAAGTGGTGTTTGTGCTACACCGTCTGCCATATCTTTAATTGCATTACTAAATCCAGGAAGTTCTAAATCAACAAATGCAATACTGTCTTGAAAGTT